TAAGCGACATTAAAAAAGTATGGAAAGATAGCGGCTGGAATGAAAACGACAGTTATCCAGATGTATCTGTAATGAAATGGACAGGAGATGAAAATGCAAGAAAGAACATTAAAACAGAATGGCTCAATGCCATTAAAACAGGCGATGTCCCTAGCAGTTTCGGCAAGCCAGATGAGCGATCTATCAGCGCCGCAGAAGAAGCTATTCACGAACTTAGTGGCACTAATGAATATGGAATATGGGGACAAGATAACTCCAGCAATGATAAAGGGGCAGTACGAACTGGTATCGGAGCACCTGACAATAGAGGGTTTGGAGGCGTTGTAAACGAGGTCCTTGGATTAAGCGAAAGCGAAAGAATAAACCTCGGCCTACCTATAAAATAACACAAAAGGTAACGCGTTATAATGAAGTCTAAACAGCAGGAAACAAACGAAGCTATCAGTGATATTAGCCGAGCGCATAGAGCAGAGGAGTTATTAGCTAATCCTTTATATATTGAAGCTATAACCGCAATGCAAGCGGCAATGTTTGAGCAGTTCAACGACACTAAATTAGCTGATGAAGCATTACGCCACGAATTATGGCAGCGTATGCAGTTAATGAAGCAATTCCAAGGTAGATTTGAAAGTGTTGTAAAACAGGGCGAAAAAGCGCAAGATACACTTAGTATGCTAGAAAAAGATACAGTAGCAGCAAGAAGAATTTAACGTCAATAACCATTAGGACTGACAATGTTTCAATTTAATGAAAGTATAACTGAGGGCGATGCCCTCAAGAAAAGAATCGACTCAAAATCTACGGACTCCAAATCGGAGCAACCTGAAAATTTAGAAGCCGTTGAAGTGTCGCAAGATGCCCCAGTAGAGGATGTAATTGAATCAAATGAGGAGATTACAGAAGAAACTGAAGAATCAGAAACAGAAGAAGTTGCAGAAACTCAGGATGATGATGAAACTGAAGATCTTTACGTTGAATACCAAGGACGTGAAATAAATCTTAAAGACATTGCAGAATGGGAACAAGGCCACCTCAGACAATCTGATTATACTCGCAAGACGCAAGAGTTATCCGATAGCCGAAAAGCTTTCGATACTCAACAAGCAGAGTTTAACGCCCAGCAATCTAAAATTAGTGAGTTAACTGCACAACTTGAAGCAGTCATTAACGAAGAAACGCCGGACGCTGAAACACTGGCAGATTGGCGAGAGTACGAACCAGAAAAGCTTTTAGACTACCAAGACAAACAAGCGAAACGAAAAGAGTTATTAGAATCATCAAATGCTTTTAAACCTACATCTAATGTAGACGTACAAGCAGAGCAAACGAAGTTGATGCAAGCTAACCCATCATGGATGGACAACGGCAAGCAAACACAATCGTTCACTGATGATATTAAATTAACTCAAGAGTACGCTTTAAAGAATGGTTATTCTAACGATGAGCTATCAAACGTTGTAAGCGCCCATCATTTTCAAACGCTGATTAATGCGGCTAAATATGAGAAGATGAGCAATAACAATGCAGCTATCGAAAAGAGGGTCAGAAAAGCGCCTGTTAGTACAAAACCGAAAGCAGCAATGAAATCTAATATCACTACTGATATTGCAGCACTAGAGAAAAAGGTGCGTCAACAGGGTAGAGAAGAAGATTTTGTTAAACTACGACAACTTAAACGACAACTTAATAAATAAAGGAGCCTATCATGGCTGACGTATTTTCAACCTATGACGCAGTTGGTAACCGCGAAGATCTTTCTAATATGATTTATGATATTAGCCCAACTGAAACACCATTTGTATCTGGTATTTCAAAAAACACAGCTACAGCTACTAACCATGAGTGGCAAACAGATTCGCTTTCTGGTGCTGCTAACAATGCAGTTATTGAAGGCGCTGATGCTACAACTACTGTTTCTAGCCCTACTACTCGATTAGGTAACTACACGCAAATTTCAAGCAAGGTCCCACAAGTTTCACGTACACAGCGTCAAATTGATTCTGCTGGTCGTGGTGATGAGATGGATTACCAAGTTATGAAAATGGCTAAAGAGCTTAAACGCGATCAAGAAGTTGCATTACTTGCTAACAAAGCTAAAGTTGCTGGCTCAGAAGTACTTGCCCGTGAATTAGGCGGCATTGAATCATGGATTGCTAGCAATACCATCGTTGGTGCTACTGGTTCAGCTTCTGCTGGTACTGGTACCGATACTCGCACAGCAGGAACATTAACAGCATTTGACGAAGCAGACTTAAAAAATGTTTTAGCTCAATGTTGGGACAACGGCGGCAATCCAGACATGATTATGGCTGGTTCATTCAACAAGCAAGCAATGAGTGCTTTTGTTGGTGGTGGCGCAAGTGGCCCTGCACAACGTACTGTTGACGGCGATTCAACTCGTGTTAATACTGCGATTGATGTTTATGTTAGTGATTTTGGTTCATTGGCAGTAGTACCTAACCGTTTCATGGTACAGAATTCTGTACTTGTACTTGAAATGGACAAGTGGTGCTTATCTACTTTGGCCAACTTCCAAGAAACACCTTTAGCTAAAAATGGCGATTCTGACCGCGTTCAATTACTTTCTGAATACACACTAGAAAGTAAGAACGAAGCGGCCTCAGGTGCTATTTATGATAACACTGTAAGCTAAACGATAGTTGTATTATAATAGGGAGGTTAATACCTCCCTTTTTTTTTAATAGGTGATTTATGTCAGACGAACCAATCAAAAAAACAAAGCCAAAAGAACCGGCAAAAAAGAAATATACTGCACTTAAAAACTTATGCACAGCTAATGGAAAAAGAGTAACTAAAGACTCGGAAGTTATGTTGAATAAAACTGAGGCCGACTACTTTAAATTAGTTAAGGCGATATAATGACAGAACGTATTTTTGACATAGATAAAACAACAGGGATTATTGAAACCTTTCAAAAGTTTGATGGTAGAAATATAATCAAGAAAAGTCAAAATACTGATGCCATATTTAGTGCTAATGCTGCTGAATTAAACACTCACGCTAGCGGTAATAACTGGAAAGGTGATATGCACAAAGTTGCATCAATACCTTTAATTGTTGTTGATATGTGGCGCGAAGAATTAAAAGCTAAAGGCTCGCATAATTGTGATCCATTACATAATGACAACAGACCATTTTTTATAGCTAAGATAAATTCAAGCGAGTGGTCTAAACTTAGAACTAAACAAGGGCGAGTATAATGGCTTTTAATAACTACGATGAATTAGTAAAAGAAATAGTAGACTGGTCGCATCGTGGCGATTTAGGCACAAAAATACCTGATTTTATTACCCTTGCTGAAAATGCTATGTATTCAAACGAACAAGAAGTATTAACCGTTCGTAGTATGGAAACAATATCAACACTATTGACCACTGGTCAATATTTAGCGTTACCAGATAACTTTGAATCGGCTAGAAGTGTTCGGTTGGTCACTGGTGATAATGGCGGTGAGTTAAGATTCCAAGCGCCCGAGCAGATGCAAAAACAATCATCAACAGGTCGCCCGAAATTCTTTAGTATTGTAGGCAACGAAATACAATTCGATAGAGTGCCTGATTCAGAATACACAATAGAAATTCAATACTATCGTAAAGCCACACCTTTAAGCGTGTCGAATCAAACTAACGAGATATTGACAAGTCATCCTAGTATTTATTTATTTGGTGCGTTAACAGCAATAGCGGCTTATGCACTAGATACTGAGCAACAAATTAAATATACACAAATGTTTATTAGCGCCATAAAAGGTGCAAATAAAGCAGATAAGAAAGGGCGATATGGACCTGCTCCTACAATGAGTCTCGATCGCGGCATGGTGGTATAATGAGTTTTCAAACAATATCAGTGCAGACAACTGGCCCATCTTATCAAAGCCGTTCACGCTCATTATCAAGCCAAATCACACAGAACTGGTATCAACAGTTTAATGAGCTAGGCAAAGAAAAATATGTGCTAATGCCATTCCCCGGTCTTAAATTACTTGGCAATGCCGCAGGTTTAGATCGCGGCTTTCATCGTATGGACGAAGTTTTGTATCAAGTTAAAGGTACTACGCTTTACAGTATCGACAAACTCGGTAACCACGCAAGCAAGGGCTTAATACCTGGCACTGGTTATTGTATTTTTGCTGATGATGGCATTAATATGTTTATCGTTACTGACTTGAAAGTGTATCAATATTCAACTGATACTGACGCGATAACAGAAGTTACCGACACAAATATTACGGGCGCTAAGTCGGTTGATTTTTTTAACAATCAATTCATTTACACTAAAGATAGATTTTCCACTGTTTCAGATGTTGGAGATGGCTCACAAGCTAGTGGTTTGAATATCATTGGAGAAGAAACCCTACCAGATGACTTGGTTAGAGATTATGTATTTCACGAAGTTATTTATCGTATGGGTGTTCGCTCAATCGTTGGTTGGTGGAATAACCCAGCATTAACGCCACCTATTGATAGATTATCAGGTCGTGTATTCAATGTTGGTTTATCTGCTATTCACTCAGTCGCATCAACAGACCAAGCATTCTATTGGTTAGGTGATGATAATGCTATATATCGCGCAAGCGGTGGTAGTGAAGAAAGAATTAGTACGGATGCTATATCAAACGCCATACAAGGCTTTTCTGATGTCAGTGATGCGATAGCTAATACCTTCACAATGCAAGGTCAAAACTTTTACCAGATAACATTTCCTACGGGCAACCGAACATTTATAGTTAATGAAACATTAGGTGTTAATGGTTGGTTTGATTTATCAAGTGGTGTTAGTAACCCATTGCAAACTAAAAAATACCAAGGGCAAACAATACTAAACGCTTACGGTAAAAATATTGTTGCTGATGTTGATAATGGTAATGTTTACGAATTAGATTTTAATACATTTGAAAATAATGGCGAACCGTTACAAAGAGTTCGAGTAACACAGAGCGCAAGCGGTGATTTATTAGGCGCTAAAGGTAAGCGCGTTCAAATGTCATGTATTAAAATCCTTATGGAAACGGGTGTAGGCTTGATTAGTGGGCAAGGTGATAACCCTAGAATTATGGTTGAATATTCAGATGATGGCGGTAATAGCTGGAATGGTGGATCATGGCCTCGCGTTGGTCGACTAGGTGAATTTGCATTACAAGTTGAATGGTTTGACTTAGGTAGTTTCTACACTCGAATATTTAGAATATCCACTACTGACCCTGTTGATTATACAATTTTATCCGCAACAATTGACCTAAGATTGGCAGGTTACTAATGGCTAATAGAGTAAATCCACCACCAACTTTAGCAATTCCACCTGAATTCGTTAACAATAAACCCGTTAGGGATTATTTAAGACAAGTGGAAACAATACTCTTTCAATTGTGGCAACGTGTAGGCGGTGATACTGATATAGTAGAAGATAATCAACAAAACATAACAAGTTCATCAAGTCGAGTAAGCAGAAACGCTGCAAGAATAAACTCATTAGAATTAAAAGAGTTTGAGATTGAAACAACGCTTACCGATACGACTACGGAAGAATACCAAATATTGATATGTAAAAACACAGTGCCTATCACTGTTACGTTAGACCCTAACGCTATTGTTGATGATGAAGTTCATATAAAAAGGCGCGGTGAGTCAATACTTGTTGTTGGCTCAATAGATGGATTTACAAACAAAACAATTAATATTTTGAATTATAATATGCACTTAGTTTTTGATGGAGTGGATTGGAGTGAAATTTAATGTCAAATAATGTATTTCCTGATGTGGTTGATGTAAATGTAATTAGCCCACTAGAAACAACGGCGCGAGGTGGTGTCGGTGTACCTGTTTTTATACAAGACCAAACAACTGACCCACTTGATTTGTTTTTCTTACAAAAGAAAGTGACAGGTTTAACGCTCGGTGCTAATACTGTAATCAATGAAAGAGAGGTAACGCTTTCAACTGGTCATGGTCTTACAACAGCAAATAGCGCAGGTCATATAATTGATTTAACACATACGTCCGTTGGTACTTTTTACCGTGGCGAAATATTAAGTGTTACCGGTAATGTTATCAAAGTAGCGCCACCGCTTTCGGGTATATACGAAATTGCAACAACCAGTGTTTTCACTGGTAACAGCAACATGGCGCAAGACTCAGCAACGGGCTTACCTATCGATGGTAGTGTAACTCCTGTTATGTTTTCATTAGAGCCACAACTAAGTCAAGCTGGGGACATAACCGCAATTACGCTTGCTGCTACATCAAATAATAGTAGTGATTTAACAACATTTGGCGGCGCTCCTGCGCTTACCGATGGAATGACATTGCGAATAAATCGTGGCGATGGTACCTATAAAAACATATTCACGTATAGAAATAATTTTGATATTGCTATACAAGGGAATGATTTACGGGTTTTTGAACCTAAAGCAGGTAATACCACAAAAGGTTTGTCTGCTAGAGTATCATTTGCAGGACAAGAAAATCATGGTGTTGCAATCAGGCTTGACGGTGCGCTAGGTGAAGCTTTAGAGCTTGTTATTTACGAATTAATGGATGACACCGCATCGGGTAATATATCAGTCAAATTTCTAGCCGAAGGCTCAGAGCTACAGGAATAAATAATGGCAACAACACCACTAACACCAATAGTATACGGCAAGGGCTTAACTACCGCATGGGTTGATATTTACACAGTACCAGCAGGAAAAGGTGGTGTAGGTATTGATGCGGTAGTTTTAAATAACTACACAGCAACAAAACAATCATTTAGTATTAGACTAGTGCAAGTAGGTGCGGCTACAGAGTTAAACGAGATAATAACGGATGTAACTATTCGCTCATTTGACAATAACTTGGCGCAAGCAATAATTGGTCAAGCACTTGTTACAGGTGGTAAAATACAAGCCAAGGCAAGTGCTAATGATTCTATTAACATACAAATTACAGCAACGGTTATTGACTCTTAATGATAATTAAAGATGATTTTATATCTAGTTTTAATTCACTAAAAAAACACGTTTCAACATTAGACTTTAATAAAGAAGTTAACGGTGTTGATGGCGCAGTATATCCTGCTATTAGCTTTGAAATACCTAATGTAGTTAAAGCGGAATTCATAAAAAATATAGAAACAGAGGTGGGTTTTAAAATAAACCCATTGCTTGTTTTCCTACGCGCAAATCCACTAGGTGAAAAAGAACCATACCAAGCGCATAACGATCTAAATATGGGCAAATACACTTGTATTTTATACCTAACCGATAAAGGTGGCACATCGTTTTTAGAGCATATCCAAACTGGGATGAGCAAAAACGATCCTGATTTTATTGATGAATGGCTTTCTGATTGTAATGACTACGACAAGTGGAACATTACCGATTATTGTCCGATGAAACCAAATCGAGCATTATTATTCGATGCTGAGTTAATGCACAGGGGCGAACCTTGCGAGGGTTATGGTACTGGGAATAAATCAAGAATGATAATGGTTTGTTTTTATGATAAGGCAACTAATGATAGTTAAAAAAACAACAAATAGAAAAGACATAAAAGCGGTATTATGCAATGCTGCAATATATGATACAATAACAGACGATAACAGCCCTTTAGTAGAAGATTTTGAACCACCGATAACAGATGATTATTTGTACATTGGCGGTTATGTTAACGACAATATAATAGGTTTGTTAATTTATCATAAATATCTTGACGGGCAATCATGTCATGTTCAAGTATTACCAGAATATAGAAAAGAACACGCTAAAAAGTTTGGAGAACAATCCTTAGAATTTAGAGGAACTCTGCCACTTTACGCAGAAATACCAGATTTATACAAAAACGTTTTAAACTATGCTTTGAGTAATGATTTTAAGGTGATAGCGGTAAAAGAAAACGATTTTGTAAAGAATGGTAAAACTTATAACGTAAATGTATTGGAGTTTCAAAATGGGATTCGTTCGTGATATAACAGGTAAAACATCGGCTAATGCCGCTAGGCGTGCTGGTGAAATACAAAGTGATTCAGGACTAGCGGCAGCCGAAGAGGTTAGAGCGGCAGGACTAGAATCAGGTGGACTACTTAGCGCGGCAGGTCAACAAGCAGGTGCTTTATATGACCCGTTTCAGCAGTTAGGGCAATCTGGTGTAGATCAAGCAGGTTTTTTAACAGACCCTAATGCACAGTTTGACTTTCTACAAAGCAACCCATTATTCCAAATGGGTTTAGATAATGCCAATACGCAAACAATGCAATCAGCAGCAGCGAGAGGTCGATTAAGTTCTGGTGACACGCTTCAGCAATTAAATCAAAACGCATTACTAACAGCCTCACCATTGATTGCACAACAAAAACAATCTATCGGAAACTTGTTAACCGCTGGTCAAAACGCAGCAGGACAACAAGCTAGCATATTGCAAAATACAGCAGCTAATCAAGCTAACATATTGGGAAGCACCGCTGCTAATGCAGGTAACTTTTCAACAGGTGCCGCAGCAGCACAAGCGGGAGGTATTGTTGGCCAAGCAAATGCTAGAGCGGATAGGTCTCAAAACGTAATGGATTTAGGCTCTCAATTACTTGGATTCTTTTCAGACCCTTTACTAAAAGAAAACATTAAACTTGTTGGTGTTGAAAATAACCATAATATTTACACTTGGAACTGGAACGAAACCGCGAATGGTTTAGGTTTAACAGGCTCGAGTAAAGGTGTAATGGCAGATGAAGTTTATAAAATAAACCCAGACGCTATCACTATTGATAGAGGTTTTATGAAAGTTGATTATTCTGCTATAGGAGTTAAGCACTAATGGCGTTAGATCCAAGAATCTCACTAGGTGTTAGAGCGCCAAGTGCTAGTAAAAGTATTAATATTTTTGAAACCGCTTTGACTAATCGCAAGAATAGAGAAATTGCACAAGCTAAAGA